TCACCGCCACGGAAATCATCAGTGAACAATGCAGCTTCGTCAGCGCTGTTCAGGTCACGCTTCCAGTTACGAAGTACTTCGGCTGGCAGCAGGATGCCCTGAGCAGTACGACCATAGGCTTCAGCAGCAGCGCGTGAACACTCGAATTCGAATGAGGCAGCTTCTTGAGCGCGACGGTCAGTTGGGTTCGCTAACGCGTGGATGGCACGCAACAATGAGAAGCGCTTAACTTCTTTGTTGGTCATGCCAATTGACTTCTCTTCAAGCGCACGGTGAGAACCGATTACATCCAAAAGCTCACCACGGAACTCTTCGATTGAACGGCCTTCTGCAATCGCTTTCTGAGCAAGATCAGAACGGTTGTGCTTTGCGCCTAACTCAACAATTTGAGCGGCGTTACGTTGTGCGGCTTTCTTGGCTTCTGCCTCAACCGCTGCAATATCGACTTCAGACATAATAGTCTCCTCATTTTTAAAGTCGGTTTTAATTACAGGTTCGGGGGAAGTTCGCATGGCTGGCTCACCTTCGACTGTCACATCGGCAGATCGCCCAAGACCCACAGAGGCGTCTGCAGGAATCGAAACCAAACTGGCCTCCATTGGCTTCCAAGACTTAGCCACATAGGTGTCCTTGTCTTTTCTCTCCAACTTGTTGATCGTGTAGCCCACACTGATATTAGTACGGATTCCATCCACAACGTCGTCAAAAGCCTCTTTAGCCAGCGCACCTTTTCCAAAGCGCACCGTCGCCCGGAGTCGCCGGGCCGAGCTATCGAGTTCGACACTTTTTACCACGCCTACGACCTTAGTCGGGTCATGGTCGAGCAAAAGGGGAGCCCTGCCTGAATTCAGGAATGACAGGTCAATCGCCTCCGCTGTATGCTCCAATACTTCTAGACCAAATGATCGCATTACAGGCTCTTCTGAGCTTACTGCGATTTTAGCCTCTCGAGCTTCTTCGTTAACGGGTGACATCTCAACCGCCATAGATCGATGCTCAATTTCTACAGATGACATCCTGTCGCCCTCAAGGATTTCGACATCATCTTCAATATCATCATTCATCTCATTAACCTCCGATCGAATATCGTCGATCTTAGTCAGGGTGGAGAGCTTGTGACCAACAAGTGTGTCAGTCTCTTCCCCATTCCTGAATATGCGGATTAGTGCCGCAGGGTCTTCTTCGGTTCCTGTGATCGTAAAATCAGTATCAGGAACATCAACTGATCCGTCGGCAACGATTCGCTCAATACGGCCTCTCGCTGTACCGCCCGAGCTATCCCAACTAACGAAATCTCCAACTTTTACAGAGCCAGGCTCAGCTCTCTCCATCGATTCCATAGACTTTTCCTCAATCGCTGGCTCAAATTTTATCACACTATAGTCGTTATCGCGTAACCAAGCCTTTGCTTCATCAGCAGAATACTTTGATTTATCGAAACGAATAGCCTGAATTTCAGACTTTCCGGCCTTTAAGCCAAGGATAATATGTATCCCGTCGCCTAGCTCATTGTTCATGCGACGGAAGCCTTCGTACTGGTCGGGATCTTTTATACGAGCCGCATGCTCCTTAGTGTACGGTCGAGCATCTTCGTAACCTCTTTCGTCCATAGCTTCAATGCGATCGCGTATTTTCTTGCTCCACGAGAAGCCCGCATCTGATCCCCAAAGTAACCACGCAATTTTTCCTGCGCTGGGGTAGCCTTCCTCGCCCTGATTAAAGCCTTCAGCCTCTTTGTCAACTTCGTGACGAGAAAAGAATGAATACATACGCTTGACAGTATCAATAGAAAGCTCACGACGGTTAACAATGTCACGAGCGCGAGCAACGCCCACAGAAGTGCCGCCTCGACCATACTCCTCACGAAGCTCAAGACCTCGTTTTGCCGCAGATACCATGCCATCCGTCGGAGTAGTGTCAATTTCCTTCCCCTTATACTTCGCCATTGTCTATTCCTTCTGGCGTTACAGGGGTGAACTGTGCTGCGTATGGCTCTAAAGCATAAGATACGCCAAATTGCTCCATAAGGGCCTTGTCTCTCTGAATCTGAGCAAGAAGCTCTTCGGTATCCTTGCCATAGTTAGATGCAACGTCTTGCAGCGATAGAACGCCGTTCTTCATGCCCATAATCGCAGCAGTCATCTCTTTCTGAGGATCAACCCACTGCCAAGCACGGCCACGGAATTCAGACGCGTCAGCAAAACGCTCATACTGACGTAGCGGGATACCAAATGAGCCCATTTCCATAGCTGATTCAAGCCAGGCCTCATATACGGGTCGAATTACGTGATCTATGAAGAACCGCTGTAGGTTTCTATACTGATCACGCTCTTCTAATGCACCCTGACGAATAGATGAGTACGATGTGGCCTCTAGATCGTTTGACAGACTCGTATAAGAGACGCCCAAGCCGCTAGCGATGCCTTTCAGGATGGACTTGTGGAAGTCATCAAACTCATTGCTAGGGAATGGTGTGTCAAACTGCTGTAGCGATACCCCGGCAGGCAACTGATGGAACGTGCCAGGTTCGGCGGTCATTATGGGTACGCCGTTATCCATCTCATCCGCGACAAATCCATCGCCTTGAGGTGAAGTAAAGAATCCCATCTTAGATGCACCGAGGCGGGCATTTACCACTGCCGCTTCACGGAACCCATCTAACTGCTTAATGGCACCAATAGCGGATGCGGTCCATGGCTCTCCTCGAGTCTGACCTGCTCGTAAAGGCATATAAATGTGAATTACGCGATCAGCTGGGACTCTGGTGTGAGAGGTGCTCTTAGAGATGCTGCTGTAATCGTAATCACCGGGATGGTTATTCAACACATGGTAAGCCACGGGTCTACGGAATCGATCCAATTCGACGCCCATGCGGATGTCATTACCGTTTGCCGCCTTTTCGTTCTTCTGCTCATCAACACGGTCAGGCTCGATTAGCTCAACAGCAAACGAATCTCGGAATGAAGCGCTACGATGCTTGATTAAGAAGACCTCTCCATCTCGAGCGAGACCTTCCATAACCAGCTTCTGCACGTCGATGAATGAGCTCTTGCCATCAACCGTACATCCGCCCCTCTTTCCCCACTTTCTGAATGCGTCTTCTACCGCCTGGTTACCGCTTTGGTCTAGGTCACCAGTGGCCGTCGTAGCCTTAACCTGCAATGAAAACCCGCGATCACCGATCACATTGTTCTTCAGCAGGTCTAAATAACGCTTCACGTACTCATTGTTACGCGCAAGATCACGAGACCTGTTACGCATACGCCGAATAACGGGCATTAACTCGCTGTCGGCGCTTCTATTTGAGTCGAAGAAGTCAGAAAATAGTCTTGATGTGCTCGCGGCGGCATATTGACGCTTAATCACCTTCTGAGGCTTGCTCTTAGGCTTCATGAAGTCAAAAATAGCCATTTAGAACCTCACCTTGATCGTTGAGCCGTTTTTCTTACCCTTCTTGATCAATTCGTCGTTGTTATGCTTAACAACTTCACGCTTATAGTGATCTCGGGCTTCTAAAAGCTCTGTAAATGATAATTTTGTCAATGATCTGCCAGCAATAGAGTAGTTTGCGACATCAGAATCAGCCTTTCCAGCCAACAATGCCTCGATCTTATCCACCATAATCTCAGCGTGGATGCGTGGGTCGGCCTGATTGCTGTCCATGTCGGGAATGGCAGTGAAGTCACCAGTGTCGACAACCAGTCTATTTCCAGAGCTGGTTTGAGTTATTTCTAGCTGCCAATGGTATAAACCAGGCAGAAACGACGCGGTTGTAGCAGATGAAGCAGTAAACAGATAATAATTGTCGGTAGATCCGGCTGCTTGAGGTATTTTTATCTCAGTTGAGCCGCCACCGGTAATTCGGGCAACGTATTCTGCCGTAAATCCTGATGATGTTGGGTAATCGACAGCGACATCCGACCTTTTCCACTGCACAAAGTCGCCAACAACGATTTCCTTGGGTTCGCCTTCTGGCGCATTCGCAGGGTCGAATAGATTAGCCATATTTTATCGCCATGAATTCACGAAATTGCGTCCAACAGGCGGGACAAATGGTCTTGCTGCCTTTTTTCGATCATTTCTTTCCTCTTTGATCGATTCTACTGGACGATCCGATTGCTTTTTGTCTGCCATAGCATTGACATTGATGCCAAGTATAGCATATGCGGCATATGAGTACACCATGCAGTCTAAGGCTTCGTTTCTCGCTCTTATCTTCTCAAATACGCGTTTCTTGAACCCTTTATGGAATCTGGTAACCACTTTTTCAGCCGTTAACTGTCGGAAATACTCGTCATCCAGCCTGTCGGAGAAATGTATATACCCGGCACCCTCTTCGTGTATACGCATTCTAGCAAATAAGAGCGACTTAATTGTGTCCACACCGACCGGGAATAACGGACATTTTGCCACATTTGACTTAGATGGCCTTCCCGCAGCAGGCTTACCCTCACCGCCAACACCTTTTATCGCAAATACCCGCCTACCCGCATGCTTTTTGCAGTACTGGTACACTGAGTTAGTGAAGTGACCGCCAGAGTCCACGCAAGATGCCCGTATACCCATTTGGTGCCCTGAAACGGTCTCATACTGCTTGAATAAGACGGTATCTAACGCTCCCCACAACTGTGGCGTACTGGGATCACCGTACAAGGTAGTGTGCTCAATGACCCAGGACTCATCATCCTTGCCCCATCCTACTACTGAGCACTCTAAGCGGTTATCTTGCACGTCAACGCCACACGTCAAGAACATAACCTCATCTGGAATCGTCTCTATGACCTCTCGCCTCTCAGCAAGATCGTAGTCATCGATGGTTTCACCTGCATCCTCCCAGGTTTCCCCTAAATACGTATTGGTCCACACTCTTAGCTGCTCCGGGTTCTTCCGCACAGAAAGGAAATCTTTAACGCCATCGGATAATGGTGTCCATGGGGAATACAGCCCGTTGATCGAGAATCCAGCAATTCCATTAAATTCAGCATGAGCAACCCACTGACCGTTACGGATAGACCACCTACGATCCGAATCACTCCACAGAGTTCCACATCCCTCGCACATATACGCAGCTGTCTCAGGGTCTTCATCCCATCGGACGTTAATCCACTTCATTGCTTGCTCGTGGTGGCAGTGCTTACAGGGTACG